TATTTGATCAGAAGTTAAATAATCTTCAAGTTCATAATCTGTAAAGAAACTTTCAACTTCTTCTCTTGTATAAATAGGTGGGTTAAATTTTACTGGAGTAAATAACTCTCGAAGTTCAAAAGTATACTTAGCCATTTATATCACCCTCTATTTCTATATTTTCAGCCTTTTTAAGAGGCTTTTCTTCATTATTAGTATAATCAGTCGTCACAGACATTTCTTTCTTAATAATGTTATATAAATCACTTCTAACTCTTACAGATATTTCTTTATCAGTACCAGTTAAGCCAAACTTTTCATTAAATAATTTACATGCTTCCATACGAGGAGCAAGGAAACTTTGTAAGTTAAGGTTAATAAGTTCATTATTCGAGTTTGCTTCATCAGAAACAAGTCTTTCTTTTTTCTCTAGCATTATATTATTAACACCAAGAAAACTAAGTGCTTCATTCCATATTTCTTTTTTATAATCTGTTAACTTATCAACAACAATAGGAGCGTCAGTTCTAATTGCTTTTAATAAATCAGTATTGAACTTTTCATTATCTCCAAAAATGAATGGTTGATTTCCATCGTACTGTGAATATAAGTTTTCCATTGTAAGTCTTTGTTTATCATCACAAACAACAAGTACTGGAGTTTTTTGTGCTTTTACGTTTACATCACAACTTCTTTGTATTTCATAAAGACGTAAAGCAAAAAGTTCTAAAGTTGAAGCAGTAGGAACAGCGTCCCAGTTATTCATAACAAGTATACATTCATTATCTTCTACGTTATCAAGATCAGCAGTAAGTCCAGTATATAATTCTCTAACACTTTGATATTCAAAAGAATAACAATTAAGTTTAGTAGGAAGTCCATAAATATTAACAGTACCAGATGAAGCGCAGTTTGTATTTATAAAACCATACTTTTCATCTTTTAAAAGAGCAGCCATACCATTATAATATAGACATCTTTCTATCCATCTTGCATTCATAGTTTTAGGAAGATTAACCCATTCAAACATTGATAAAGCAATTCTTTTAAATCTCTCTAAATAATCAAAATATGTAGCGTCATTGACGTAAGCAGTATCAGTGAACTTCATATTTGATGTTTTCTTTTTCATTAAAGCACCTTCTTTCATTAACTAACAATAGTATTACTTTGACTATAATCTAAGAATGTATTAGGGTTATGCCAAAAAGTAATTCCATTATTAAATATATCTTTAATTTTTTGCATGTCTTTTTGAGGTATATCACCAAGTAAGTTTATATCAATAGTTTTAATATAATTCCAATTAGTTCTACTTTCAAATTGTGGAACTTTCATTGTATTTACTTTATATCCAAACTTACTAAATATGTTATCAATAATTCTAGCGTACTCTGGTTTAATAGACATTTTATAAAATTGAATATTATTTTTAGTAAGTGTAAAGTTAATATCACCAGAGTTAACATTACCTCTACTTTGATTAGCGTCAAAAGAGTGTTGGTATTGTTCCATAGCGACTGAGAATATATCTCTTAGCCCACCACCAATACTTCCACCACCTGATGATATATCACTCATACCACTTTGAACTATGGAACTACTTTCACTTGATATACCTTCACTTACACCACTTATTCCACCTTTAATAGCCATAGCACCGTTTCCAATTTTTACTAAACCACCAACAGTTCTAATAGCATTATTAACACCATTTTGAGTAAGCCAATTAGTGTATGCGTCATATATCCAAGAACAAGTTGGATATTTACTATAATTTATTGCTTCTTCAAAATTATCAACTATTCCTTTATAATTTTGAGGAACTAGTTTTATTGAGCAGTTTGGAGTTAAGTCACCATAAGTTTTAAAAGTAATATAATCAGTGTTTGAGTGAGTAAAGTCCTCCCAGTTATAAACAACATCTTGACCTGTTCCATTAGAAGCAAGTAAGTATCTATAAGGATAAGTAAGAAGTTTATTATTAACTGGAGTATAAGAACCAGCCATGTTTTTATTATCTTTTAATAAATAAGTTTCAAGTAAGATTTCAGAAGATGTACTTGTTAAGAACTTTACTTTAAAAGGTATAGTTCCACTATCATACTGATATTCAACTTCTGTATAATTACTTCCTATAATTGAAGTAGGTATCATAAATATATCTACTATATCATCTTGAGAAACACCAGTTGTATTAGCAAAATAGAACATATACAAATTAACAGCAGTTTCTTTTACTTTACAACCACTATAATTAGGATAGTCAGAGAATATTGCAAAATCTAAACCTTGATATATACCATTTACGAGTTTTCCATTAGGAGTTGAAACAGTTTTATCTGGAGCAATATGTTTTGATGTTGCAACACATATTGAAATATCAGAACCAATTGCAGTAGAATTACTTGTTTCAGCATTTATATATTCACCAGTTTCAAGTCCTTCTGGATAAGTATGAATACCAATTGTATCATCAGAAACATGTTCTCTTTCAACATAAGAAGTTTTATATATAATATCAAACTTCCACGTTTGCATTACATCAGTTTCAATAGTAAGTTCAGTCATACCATCATTGATATATTTTACACCAGTTATAAATGCATAGAACCACTTTGTATCATAAGATGTATTTTGATACATTACATAATTATATTTAAGTAAGTCTTCATAAGTAGTACCAGTTGGATCAGTTGGGAAGCGAATAACATTATCTTTTCTTACGTAAGTTGCGTCATCTTCTTCTAAATATGGAAGACTTAAGAAGTAATTTGTTTGAGCATTTAAGGAAGCAAAAGTAAGTTGGTTCTTTTCATCTAACTCTATTGGAGTTTTAAGTAGTCGTATTCTACTATTTGGAGTAACAACCATAATTATATCTCCTTTCATAATTTTGCACAATAATTTCAAAATATTGTGCATTATATAAAAATAAGAGTTAAGGAATTAACTCCTTAACCCTTAAATTAATTATTCAGCAGCTTCAACTGTTACAGAATAAGTAGCAGTTACATTACCTGCAGTTGCAGTTATAGTTGAAGAACCAGCAGCAACACCAGTTACAACAGCAATTTTATTATTTCCTTCTTTAGCAGCAACAGTTGCTTTTCCTACAGTTCCTGAAGTATAAGTTATTGTAGCATTAGCAGGGAATGGAGTAGTTTCTACATGTAATTCTAATGTTTCACCAGCAGTAACTTTTAAACCAGTTTCATCAGTAAATTTCATTGAAACAATGTCTACAGATGGAGCAGAAGTACAGAATACTACAGCATTAGCGAATAATGAATAATTATACATCTTAGTTAAGTTAAGATAATATTGCCATGTTCTATTGTTTGCATTATAGAACTCGTCTAAGAATAAATCTTGACGTTTAATTCTAAACCAAGAACTATCAGCGATCATACCAACGATAGATGATCCATCATAAATCTTAGTTCTATCATCATCATACATATCAAAATTATCAACTGGGATAATTCTACCTAATAAGTCAGCACGAGAAATATTGAAACTTTCAGCAAGTACATTAACATCTAAGTATGCTCTTACGTCATTTCTAACTAAGAATACAATGTCTTCTGGACGAGAATATGTTAAAATTTCTTTTCCATATCCACCAACTTTTGTCCATGCGTTATATGAAGTACTTGGTAATTGGAAGTTCAAGAATAATTCTCTTGCTTTAGTAGTGAATGCTTTTGCAGTTGCTTCACTTGAAATAGCACTAATAGTTTCATATTGTACTTGATTACTCTTAAATGCAGCACTAATTAAGCCTTTTGTAAATTTAAATTCATCAACATATGCACCATTATATAAAGAGTTTGATAATTCCATTACAAAATTATCTAAACTATCCCAAGAAACAAATGCTTGTTTTAATTTGTGTCTTGAAACAGTCACAGGATATTGTAAATCCATGTTAACTGCAGTATATTGAACTTTTACGTCTGCTTCATATTTTACTAATAAACCAGCAAAATCGTTAACGTCATATTGTCTTCCTTTAGCAGGGTTAACATAGATTTCTTGACCAGAATAACCAAGAGGTATTCTGTCGCCCTCTAATATTTGTAAAGGGTTGTTAAAATATTTGTTCTCAAAACTTGTATAAACAATTCTGTTTATAAGTCTATTCATAAACTCATTCATTACTGGAGTGTTGTTTAAAATTGGAGTACCAAAAGCAGATATATCTGTTTGATCATCAACAATAGGTAAGTATTGATGATAAATAGTACCTTCACTAACACTTGCTTCACGAATAGCGTTTAATGATGTTATTAAACCTTGAGATGGGTTCATAATAACACTCTCCTTTCTTTCTAGCACTATTTAATAGTACCTTTA